CTAAATCACAAGTTTGTTCCATTCCAGACCACGATCATCTCCATACATTGTGCTCATCGCTTCAGTTTTATGACCAAGCAAAGTTTTGACATCAATGCCCTGTGCTTTATAGGTTCTAGATGAAAGTGATCGCTGCTCATGAAATGGGGGCAGGGCAATACAATCCTTTGGCCAGTCAATATTTGCTTTATCTCTCGCTTCTTTGAAATACTTAGATATTGTTTTTTCAGGAACGTGAGAACCAGCTTTACCATAAGCATGATGTTTCACATGGTGTATCAGGTATGGACTCACAACTCGGTCTCGACACTTACTTATTACTTCTGCAAGCGTCATGCCGATAGCATCACATCGTAAATTTAAAGGAATAGCTAACTTCATTCCTGTTTTACTTTGGGTTATATGAAGATGATTATCCCATATATCACTAAACTTCATCGCCACTATGTCACCAATCCGTTGACCCGTCACCAAAGCCAATAGCATGGAATTCTGAGCGCATGGTGGCAATGTTCCCGCGCTTTCATAGATTAGCTTCCATTGTTCGATACTGAGCCTGCTTCGCTTGACCTTTGCTATCGGATTTTTAACTGCTAAAGCAGGATTGTAGCCGGGTTCAACCTCACCAGCATGTTGAGCCTCTTTAAATACGTCGTTAAGCACGCTCCTAATCAGCTGACCCATTCGATGTTTACCTTCAGACTTATATTCATCAATAATTTTTGCGATTAACTTCGTGTCAACATCTTTTAGTCGAACGTTAGGAGCTCTGTCGGCGAGAACTTGAGCACATAACCTCCTGGATTTTACGGTCGGTTTTTTTATTTCTCCGTCACGCATCCTTTCCATCTGAATATCTACGTACCTTTTTATCCAGTCTGCCACTCGAATTCCTTTCTCTTTCTTATCTGTCTTCTTAATGGCCATATCGATAAGAGCGAAGGATTGACGTGTTTCCTGCTCAGATGTTATCCGATTTAACTCCGTAGCAGCAGCTTTGGCTGCCTCTTCATCTGTTCCAAAACCAACAAATGTTCCAGTGACAGGGTGGCGATATTGCCAGTAGATTTTTGATGTACGTTTATCCAACTTGCAATACAGGTTAGGTATTTTAACGTTATGCTTTCTGGGGCGAGCTGCCATTTATTGCTTTCTCCACTAACTGGCGAGCCTTGTCTGATAATGATGATGAAATATCAACATTGCTTACCATGCCAATAAAACGAGCGTCCTCATCTATAACCCAGCGGCGACCTTGCTTTAAAGCTGGTGGGAAAGTTTGCTTGGTCTTGGCTATTTTGTTTAGTGCTGAGTTACTTAATGGATATTTGAACCCATTAGGACCCGACGCCCACTCATGTAGTGTTACTAACTGCCCCATACGTTGATCTCCACTTAACCGGCTGCACCCGGCTATCTCTTATAGAAAATGCAAGATGAGCAACCACCACGGAGCCCATCATTGCAGGTACGACATCTTTTTGTTTCGGTGTAATAGAGCTGGTGGACCATCTCCTTTGGCATGAGAACCGGCATCGGCACGCGGATAACCAGCTTTTTGAGCCTGTCGATTTCTCCGGCCAGTTCCAGCAGACGGGAGCGGCAATCCTCTGCCTCCTCTCGCCACCAGGCCACGTCTGCTTTAAGGCGGCGCATGCGCCGATTTTTGAGTTTACTGGCCATCGATATTGATCTTGATAGCAAAGACCTTAACCGGGTCGGGCCCGAAGTGCGGATGTGTTATCATCTTCACTTCGTAACCAGCATACGGAACGTCGATGCGTTTGCTCTCGTCGTCGCGCTTAGGATAGCCTCGGGTGATAATCAGGCGGTCGAAGCGTCGAGGTAATTGCTGGTTATGGCCATGTGAGAGCCTTCGGCACCAGTATGGATTTACCAGGCGATACTCTTCGGTTTTCTCACCAGACTTCATCTGGTCGAAGTATTCACCGTTAACAGCTAACTGCAGGTTAGTCATTCCAGGCCTCCAGCTCGTTCTGAATCTCTTCGTCGATTTCATCGTTGCTGGCTTCTTCGTTGAGGTAGTCTCGCGCCTCTTTGAGGTATTGTTCTCGACGTTCGCCATACCAGGCAGAGAACTCCGGAGACCATCCGTTATCGACACCACAAAAATCAACCCTGGCATTTCTTTCGGCCATGCTTTGAACCATGCAGTCAGCGGTTGTCAGCGCAGCATCGCGGATATAACCGCGCAGGTCACGCTTGCGCCACCATGGACTTAACTTTGAATCGCAGACGCCCTTAAACTCAACTTCCCAGCGACGAATGCAACGAGAACTAAGTGATTTGCTCATGACTGTACTCCTTTGCGAAGCTGGGCGGCGAACTCATAGGCGGCATCCGGCAGAGAACGGTAATAAGCCTTAGCCTCAACAAATACCGAGTTTTCTTCACCGCAATAGGCAGCAAACATTTCCGCGCCCTGAGCACGTACTTCAGCCAGGAAAGCGTCGGTGGCCGGGGTTTTGATTTTCTTCGCTGCGGCCTCAATTTTTTCTTTCGTTTCGCTACCAATTTCGCTTGAGCCCAGCTTTCCGATGAAGCCAACAATTTGGTTAGGGAACTGCTTCAGCCCCGCATTCTCCGCAGCCAGCGCAGAAGCATCATTGCGAACCTTACGCAGTTCCAGAACAGCAACCTGAACTGCATAAGCGAACATAGCGGAATGGCGGTTACAATCGGTCTCAGCATCGCGTTGCATGTTGACTGCAACAGTCATAAGTTCATCCAGCTGTTCGCCGGTCATTGGTTTATTGGCTGTCATGATTATTTTCCTGCTGGAGTTTGTGCTGCTTAACGAAGTGGGCCACTGCTTTTGACTGGCTTGTGACGACCCCATTCAGGATTACGTTCTTGCCGCGATAGATTTGCGCGGTTCCGATTTCAATCCCTTCCAGTTTCACGAAAAGCGTTTTTCCTACTACCTCTGTTTCAGGCACTGGCTGGGAAAGACGATATGTCTCACGCGCCTCAGCAATCGCTTTGTGCTCATCCATAATGGCCAGCGCTTCAGCAAGGGCCGCGCCTTCTAAAGTGAAAACACCTTCATCACTGATTGTGGCCTGGGCCATCAGCTCAACGAAACGGCGGGCGTTCTTTACGCTGAGTTCCGGAGCGATAGAACTGCGGGTAACTTTCGTTTTGCCTTGGGCAGCCGCTACAGCCTTATCATGCTGGAGAACTTTTCCGGCCTGTTCGCCATACTCCATAACGCGATCAACAGCGACATCGACTGAAACAGCACCGGATTTAACTTCCTGCTGAACGTCATGGTTCGCCGTGCTCAGGAGCAGCAACTTCTCTACCGTGACCACTGACTTATTGACCAGTTTCGCTATTTCGCTGGTGGTCTGGTTGAAGGCGTTATGCAACTCCTGAATAACTGCAGCCTGTTCCATATCGGAGAGCGGCAGCTGGTTGTTACTGGTCATTATTCGCGCCAGGCGCTGAACATCGTTACCGTTGAACGGCATGATGTGGATGCGGTCTACTGGCTTGCCAGCTTCAGCACAGCGCGCATAGCAGCGACGACGGCGGTGACCTTCAACAACCCACACACCACCTTCATCGCGTGCGATAACTTCCAGCGGTGGAACTGATCCGCCGTTCATCAGGTAGTTGAACAGGTCATCATCAGCCTGGCGGGTGCGTTCATCGTCTTCACGCTTGTTGAAACCTTCACGAACGTGGATATCTGAAAGAGCGATAAACATCCCGGTATCGGTGCGCTTAATTACACCGGCCTTGGTCATTTGCTTGAATGAGTTAGCCATTAGAGAACAACCTCGTTATTCAGGGAAATGACGACACGAGGCAGCTCACGGAGTTCTCGCTGAGCTTCCAGCAGGTGCATGTTGGTAGGCGTTTTGGTGTGGCGCTCTTCTATGCGGTCGCACTCTTTGGCCCAACTGGTGACATCATCACGTAGCGTAGCGTTCTGCTCAGCCAGTTCCTTCCGCTGCACCATCGCTTCACAGAGCGCGACGCTTGTAACATCAAGGCGTGTAGCCAGTTCGTTAACCATCCAACCATAAGCGGCAGGAAGGAGAGGGGCGGCCTTGCGAGCTGCGTCGATAAGCTGCTCTCTGGTCATGCGTGGTTGTAACTCGGTGACGTTCTGTGTGTTCGTCATGGTTAGTTTCTCCGTGTTATAAGCGCTCTGCACAGCGCTGATTTTTGGTTGCACGAATCCCTCGCCATATGGCGACAAAAAATAATGAGGTTTCGTTTTAGTAAGCACCCAACCAGGGCACTTAGTGAAACGGGCGGCTGCCACCGCCAGTTAGCTTCTCCACAATTGGGAGCGCGTTCCCCTGAGTTGATTTAACGACTGAGGCCTCTCAAGGAACCGGCTGAACGCGCTTTCAGTTGTGAAAAGGGGCGGTCGACATTAAGGGATTTCAAACTGCCGACCGCCAAGACTACACACAGCAATGAAACTTTTGCCTGTCTTTTCACCACATCAGGCTCGGTGGTATTCTTGGAGTTCTCACACAACCAAGAAGGAAATTAAAATGAGTCAAACTCCAATTGATATGGTCACTCTCGCCCGAAGGATTGAGGCACTTGAGAACGCTTTTACTGTTACTCTTCACTCAATTTCAACAGCATTACCATCAGTCAAATCAGATGTAGTAGAGAACTTGAATCGACACGCTCAGGCCTATGAAGGCAAAGATTCTTATATTGTCTCTACAAGTCGAGCCCTTGTTCAGAGAATTGAAAGCCTGAACCCAACAGTTAAAGGCTGATTTTTGTTATCTCGCCGCCCTGGATAAGGGCGGTTTCAATCATCGCGCGCTCTTCAAGTGTCGAAATCGAAGCCAGATTTGCTAACACCGTAACGCACTGGACAACGCAGTCATTGCAAATAGCCGCCTCATCTCTTCCACCTTTAGCAATAATCCGTTTTGCCTGCTGCTCTGTTACGCCACAAAAAGAGCACTTGTAGATACTGCTAACACTCATTTATGTTCACCACCACAATGTTCGCTGCTGATGAATAAAATCTAACTTAACTTAGTTTTGAGATCAAGGGAAAACACCAAACTTTTCTTAGTTTAGTGTTTTGAGGGGTTAGGGAACTTAGATTTCGTACTGAACGCCTTTAACAACGCCAATAATAAGGCAGTTTCCGTTGATCGGTATGTTGGGGTAGCGAGGATTTAGTGGGACTAAAAATTTTTGTGGACCATCAATGACAAGTTTTTTAACAGTCGCTTCGTTAGTGCCATCAATGCGCGCAACAACAATCTTCCCATGATGGGGTTCGACATCTGGATCAACAATAACGGTAGCCCCTTCAGGTATTGTTGGAAGGCCATTTGGATTGGTCATTGAATCACCCTTGACCTCTAAAGCGAACGAGCTATCTCCAATGCGAAGTGATGTCTCAACCCATTTATCGACATCACTGAACAAATCAGCAGTTTTACATTCCGTAAACTGCCCAGCCTGAACCCAAGAAATCACTGGCACACGCCGCATTTTAGTTATGAGGGCACCTTCAAATTCAGTGCCGTAAAGAATGTAATCTATTGATGTATTGAAAAATTTCGCCAGCTTAACCAGCGATTCACCGTTTGGGATATTCACATCCTTTTCCCAATAACCGACCGCTACGTCGCTAACACCGCAGAATTTACCCAGCTCTTTTTGAGATGTTCTTGTAACCCTACGCAGGGCTTTAATGCGCTGACCAACCGATTCCATGAAAGCACCAAATTTAAAAAAGACTAAGCAATCTTAGTTTTTATTGACCAAAGTTGGATTGGTTATTAATATCTAATCAAACTTAGTTAAGGGGGCTTCATGACAACCGACGAGATTGAACAACATTTCGGCAGCACTGAGAAAGTTGCCGAATTTTTTGGCATCACTAGTGAGGCTGTTTACCAGTGGCGTAACCGCCCAGGACGCTTAATCCCAAAAGGACGAGCTGCTGAAGCTGCGTATCGAACTGCTGGTGAACTGGAATTCAACCCAGAACGTTATGGCAAGAATACATCGCCAAACGATCAGAAATAACCACAGAGATAAGGGGTTAACCGTGGGTATAGAACCTGAATGGAAAGTTGAGAAGCAGCCCGCCTGGCTGGTGGCCGCAATTAGGAAGACGATTGCCGCGTTGCCAGGCGGATACGCTGAAGCGGCGGAGATTCTGCGCGAAAGCCAGAATTCACTATTTAACCGCCTTCGTGCTGGTGGCGACCAGATTTTCCCATTGGGATGGGCAATGGTGCTTCAGAGCGCTGCTGGCGTAAGTTACATCGCTGACGCGTTCTCTCGTGAAACTGATAACGGAATTCACGTTCCCGGCGCCGTGCCAGATGATGAAAACGAAGAGATTGGCCTGAAACTGGCCGAGCTGGTGGGGAGGCTAGGTGAGCTGGTCAACGCATACCGTCATTATATCGAAGATGGCGTAGTTGACCGGAGCGAGTGGCAAAGTCTTAACGATATCGCATATCAGTTCAGGGTCACTCTCATGACGTTCCTGAACCTTATTTCCCGTGTTTATTGCCTTCCAGAAATGGGTGAGGCCCGCGAGTGTGCAGCTCCGGGCCCCTTGGCGTGTCGTATCAGTGGAGAAACTAACGCATGAACAGTTTAACGGTAAACAACCGTCTCCCGCAACTCCGTGGTATTCCCGTTGTTGGAACCTCGTCGTTTCGGTATGAGCGCATGGTATCAGGCCGCTGGGTTCCATGTAACCACAACAGGGCTATGGCGATTGTGGGTGTCTGGCGTCGGAAGGGGAGAGCGCTATGCGAGAACTTAACCGGCGTTTCAGAGATCACTATGGCGTCCCGGTGCGTGTCATCAGATGGGAGCCCGAGACTCGACGCGTTATATACCTTCGCGAAGGGTACGACCATGAGTGCTTCAGCCCTCTTGAGCAATTCCAGCGTAAATTTACAGAGTTAAAGGACTACCATGAGCCTGTTGATGCCATCCCGGCCGATAGTGATAAACCCTGACCTTGCATACAGCATTGGCCTTAACGAGGCCATTGCGTTGCAGCAGGTTAACTACTGGCTTAAAGAAACCACCTCCGGACTGGAGCGTGACGGCGTGCGCTGGATTTACAACACCAACGAGCAGTGGCTGGAGCAGTTCCCGTTCTGGTCTGAGTCTACGCTGAAGCGCACATTCACCCGCCTGAAGCAGCTGGGCGTGCTCAAAGTTGAGCAGCTGAACAAATCTCAGCGCGACATGACGAACTACTACACGATCAACTATGAAAGCGAGCTTTTAGATGAGGTCAAAGTGACCAAATCGAAGAGTTCAAAATGCACTCTTCCATCAGGTCAAAATGAACCGATGGAAGAGGTCAAAGTGAAACACTCCAACGGGTCAAAACGAACCGCTCTCATCAGGTCAAAATGCACTGATGTTCTTACAGAGAATACAACAGAGAATACTACAGATATTAAAAACCCTATTTGTCCGGTTGCGTCGCAACCAGACGGTGATGTGTTGATCACCGATCAGGCTAAACAGGTTTTAACCCATCTCAACCAGGTGACCAGTTCGCGTTATCAGGTTTCAACAACCTCGCTGCAAAATATTCGTGCCCGAATCGGGGAGGGCTACACCGTTGAAGAATTGTCGCTGGTGGTGGACTACTGCAACGCCAAGTGGAGCGAAGACCTGACGATGGCGGCCTACCTTCGACCACAGACGCTTTTCCAGCCGTCCAAGTTCCCTGGCTACCTGAAGTCAGCAAACAGTTGGGCCAAAGCTGGGCGTCCTCCTCGCGTAAACGGAGAGTGGGCCCGAGAGGATGGGGTTTTCCGCTCCAGTTTCCAGAACACTGACTACAGCAAAGTCCCGGCAGGATTCAGAGGAGCTAACTCATGAGCCTCTTGAAAGACATTCAGATTTTCATCGCCGCTAACCCTGGCTTAACTAACAAAGAGATTGCGGCATCAATGCCACAGTACGACGTTCATGCTGTTCAGCGCGGGGTATGCCACCTTGTCAAACTGAATCGCGCTACCCGCCAGCACAACGGCAAGTGTTACCAGTATTTTGCTAAAGCGCCGGGTGGAGATGTGAGCGAAGGGCGTTCTGCACTGAAAATTAACCGAGCTGATGCACCAGCTGCACCAGAACAGGAGGCCGCACCGAACCCGGCAGTAACCGAGATGATGGAAAAAGCTCAAGGCCTGTTTGAGAAGGGGCTCTTCCAGCGTGCGGCTACGGTTCTGATGGAAGCATTCAACCGCTCAAAAGACGAAGAGCAGCGAATGAAGATACTGATTGAGCGCCAGCGTTGCCTGAGCATGGTACCGAAAGTCAAAACGCCTGCTGACGCATGGTGTCTGGCAGGTCAGGGGAGGAATATCTGATGAAATACTCTCTGATTTATGCAGACCCAGCCTGGGAATACGGGAACACCGTCAGCAACGGTGCAGCCACCAACCACTACGGCACAATGAAGCTGATCGACATGAAACGTCTTCCTGTGTGGGACCTTGCTGCTGATGATGCTGTTCTGGCTATGTGGTTCACCGGCACGCATACCCGTGAGGCAATAGAACTGGCTGAGGCATGGGGCTTTAAGGTCCGCACCATGAAGGGATTCACTTGGGTGAAGCTCAACCAGCTGGCAGAGCAGCACATCAACAAAGCTCTTCAGGCTGGTGGAGTAGAGGACTTTTACGACTTCCTCAACCTGCTGAACGTACAGACCCGCATGAACGGAGGCAACTACACTCGAGCAAATACCGAAGACATGCTGATCGCCACCAGGGGGAACGGACTGGAACGCCAGTGCGCCAGCATCAAGCAGGTTATCTACAGCCCACTCGGGGAGCACAGCCAAAAGCCAGCCGAGGCGCGTTTCCGTCTGGAGAAGCTTTACGGGGACGTTCCGCGTATCGAACTCTTCAGCCGCTGCGGTGCGCCAGGCTGGCACCACTGGGGTAATCAGACTGAGTCCGCTGCAGTTGAGTTGATTCCTGGCGTTGCTTTTTCGGTGACAAATAACCGGGAGCATGCAGCATGAAGAAGCTATCAACCGAGCAGGATAACGCGGTTCGTGATGTTGCTCGTCAATGCAGCACCGCGCTTAAGAAAGCCATCACTGATAATCCCTCAGCAGGGTGGAACTCAATAGCAACGCCGATCCTGAAGGAATATCACGAGAAGGTTAAGCCTATGGGGGTGAGCCTTATGATGTTCTACAGCATCATCGGGCGGCTTAACGGTCGCTTTGGCCGCTACAAGGGCCGCATTGGGGAGGACTCATGAACGAGTTAACGCCGCGTCAAAGTGAAGTGCTGGATGCCATAGTGCTCTACAAGGACAGAACCGGATTCCCGCCCACGATGCTTGAGCTTGCCGGGTTAATCGGCTGTGCATCACCGAACGCGGCTGCAGAGCACGTGAAGGCTCTAAAGAAAAAGGGTTACATCTCCATTGCTCCTGGCGCTGCCAGGGGCATTACCGTTGTCAAAAGCGAATGGGATGCAGATCCGGTATCGATCGTTAGGGACCTGTTATCCGGTGGAGACAAGGCGAGAGATAACGCGGTGGAATGGCTGAAAAAGCAGGGAGTGACTTTATGAAACTGGTGCTCCCGTTCCCTCCGAGCGTTAACACCTACTGGAGAGCCCCGAACAAGGGGCCGTTAAAAGGCCGCCATCTTATCAGTGAGAAAGGCAGGGCATATCAGAGTGCGGCATGCGCAGCGATTATTGAGCAGTTGCGTTGCCTTCCTAAACCATCATCGTCACCAGCTGCTGTGGAGATCCTTCTCTTTCCGCCGGATGCTCGCCGCCGCGACATCGACAACTACAACAAGGCTCTTTTTGACGCGCTTACTCACGCTGGCATCTGGGAGGATGACTGTCAGGTACAGAGAATGCTGGTGGAGTGGGGGCCGAAAGTACCCGGTGGACGAGTAGAGATATCGATCAAGAAACATGAACCTCTGGCGGGTGCAGCCGCCTGATAAGTGGAGAAGAGCATGAATCAGATGAATATCACCGTAATGTGTCCGAGTCATCACGCCGGAGCGATGGGGCAGCAAATAACGATGTCCAGCCGTGAGATTGCAAAGCTGGTCGACTCACGCCACAGCAACGTCTGTGTGACCATCGAGCGCCTCATGAATTCTGGCGTAATTGGGGGGTATGCTGCATTGCAGTACACCCACCCTCAGAACCAGCAGGTTTACCACTACTACGAAGTTAACAAGCGAGACAGCTATGTGATCGTTGCGCAGCTGTGCCCGGAGTTTACCGCCCGTCTGGTTGACCGCTGGCAGGAACTGGAGAGCGGGGCCGGGATGGTGGTACCGCAAACACTACCTGAAGCACTTCGCCTCGCTGCCGACCTTGCCGAACAGAAGCAACGCCTGAGTGAAGAACTGGCCATAGCAGCGCCTAAGGCTGAATTTGTTGATCGTTATGTCAAAGCCACTGGCTCAATGACGTTCCGGCAGGTTGCCAAGCTCCTTAACGCCAAAGAACCAGAGTTCGCGATGTTCCTCATTGAGAACGGCATCATGTACCGGTTAAACCGTGTTCTTACACCAAAGAGCAAGCACATCGAAGCAGGTCGCTTCGAAGTTAAGACAGGAACCACCAACCAGACTAACTACGCATTCAATCAGTCCCGATTTACTGCAAAGGGCGTGCGCTGGATTGGCGGCCTGTGGGCTGAACATATTGCTAAGGGGCAAATTGCGTGAGAGCCATACTGACACCTGAAGTCGCGCCATTGTCCGGAGTGGTGCTGTTTCGCCCTGGTAACGAATTGTTGTGGCTGTTTCGTCGTGGCCGGGTGGTGATTGAAACGCCTTCCGAAGCAATCAAGCACCTGCCATCTGGACTGATTCCTGAAGCGCACCAGCCACTGACGGATGATGTCAGTGTGCAGGAGCTTTTCCTGAATGAGAGAGTTATTCTGCGTGCTGGTGGACTGAGTGGCCTTGATGCCTGGCTGGAACGTAAATTCGAATGTCAGTGGCCGCACAACGAATGGCACTCAAAGGACTTCACTCTGCTACGCCACGCCCCCGGCAGCATTCGCCTGTGCTGGGGATGCGATAACCAACTGCGTGAACAAACTACTGAAAGACTGGCAGGAATTGCTATGCAGAACCTGGTAAAATGGCTGCTCGAAAGGGTGAATATCATGCTGGGTTTCAGCGCTGACCACACCCTGACGCTGCCGGAGTTTTGCTGGTGGATGGTACGTAACGATCTGGCTGACCTGATTCCTGAATCAGTGGCTAACCAGGCGCTCCGGATTAAGCCTGAATCGCACACCTCAGTGATGCGGGAAAGCGATATTGTTCCGTCATTACCGGCAACTGAAATCCTCCAGGAGAAAGTTAAGAAGATAGTCTCGGTTAAGGTCGATCCTGAATCACCCGAATCTTTCATGCTGAGGCCAAAGCGCCGCCGCTGGGAGAACGATAAGTACACCCGCTGGGTTAAATCGCAGATGTGCAGTTGCTGCAATAACCCGGCAGACGACCCCCACCACCTGATAGGCCACGGGCAGGGTGGAATGGGTACCAAAGCGCATGACCTGTTTGTGATACCGCTGTGCAGAGCGCATCACGATGAGTTGCACGCTGATCCTGTGGCATTTGAAGCGAAGCACGGTGACCAGTTGGTACTGTTGTTTCGGTTTTTAGATCGTGCGCTGGAAATCGGCGTATTAGCATGAATAGTGGAGAAAACATGCGTGACATTCAGATGGTTTTAGAGCGTTGGGGCGGATGGGCTGCGAGTGATAGTTCTGGGGTTGATTACTCCTCGATAGCTGCTGGTTTCAAAGGACTTCTTCCCCCAACAAGCAAATCCCGCCTGTCATGTACTGATGACGATGCCCTAATTATCGAGGGGTGTTTAGCTCGACTTCAAAAACGCAAGCCCTATGAACATTCTCTCTTGGTTGCACACTATCTCTATGGGATCTCGAAGCGGAAAATAGCTAAAGCGCGAAAGAAGGACGAGAAGCTGATACGTATTGAGATCCAGATGGCAGAAGGATTTATTGACGGCTGCCTTAGCATGCTTGATGTGAGCTTAGAGATGGATGTTGAAGTGAAATCGTGAAGCAAAAGCCCGATTATTCGGGCTTATTATCAACATCTTTGACATACAAAATCACAGCTGACTTGATATCACCGTCAACATGTTTTGCATTGATACTTAAATGAACAGGTTTTCTTTCCCATTCTGCTCGTTGGAGAGCTTCTTTGTTTCCCGACTCATCGAGGAAAATGTCCTGCACTACGCAAGTCAGTCGCTGGTCAGAATCGACTCTACGAACTTTAACTTTGAAACACTCCGGGTCAGTGTTATTCACTTCCTCGATGCGGTAGATACCATCTATACGCATTTCGACAGATCGGCGACGTGCATTAGTGACCAGTTCTTTTGCAGTCTCTGAGTCGATAGTTACACCATCAATTTCAGCAGTGTCTGAGCGTACGAAAGACTTAACCATGGTTGTCTTTGCGTCATAAGACATGCGATCCATGTTGTCCAGAAGAGGCTTCTGAGCGACCATTTCAGAAATGATTTGAAGGCGTTTCGTTTCCTCTTGAGTCATCACCTGCATTGCACGCAGATGTTCTTTATCGCCTTCTTTGGCGATCTCTGCAAGGCGAGTATCTTTACGGTTATCCAAGAAGCGTTTAAAGACGGTTACACCGCCCCATATGACGGCAGCACCGAGAACTGTGATTACAATCTCTGTGGCGTTCATTTTTCCTACCAATTCTTGCGTAAGCTTGCTCAGGAACCCATCAATGTTGATCTCAACAAGTGAAGAACCTTGCTCTACTGTAACTTCAATTTCTAAAGCATCAAGCTCTTCTTTAGTTAGCCTGCGAACATCTGGAGTGCCGTATTTTGCAAGCGCATAAGACTTGTTGATCTGCGATTGCATCTCAACGAAGCCCTTCATCACTGAGGGAGTAAGTGATTTGTTAAACTTTTCACCGGTAAGCCTGATTGTTAGGCTAGGCCAGCCATTGAAACTGATTTTATCTGGTAACCCATGTCCGCTCAGATAGCTTTCGAGCAAATCAAAAGCTTGTTGCTCGGACTCTACATCATACTGTATGTCGCCCAAAGATAGTCCCTCATTCTAAGCTCCGCTTTAACTGATTAGTTAGGCAAGAACTGCTTTCTTGTTTCGCTGTGTGTAGGAAAAATAAAGCAAAACTAATCAAAAATCACTAACGCGGTCCGCATTTTCTCGTTTACTGTGTTAAGAGTGGCTTCTATGGAACGAGCTTAAAACATACTTGCTTGACTTCATTTCATACGGACTGGCTCAAATGGAACTTACAAAAGAAAACGTCGCACTTATTGCTGCTGTTGGATTGTTAGTCGGAACACTAATTACGAATTTCATTTCACTTCTCATACACTTTAGTAAAGAACGTACCGAGAAGCAGAAGCAAAGAAAGGATAGATTGCGGCTAAAAGGTGAAGAACTTTTCAAAGTAATTCTCTTACATAAAGAGTTTTGTTGCTTGAGTCACCTTGATTGGGTGAAAGTAATTGATAAAACAATAACTTATAGCCAAATGTGTGATTTTGCAAAGAATCGCTCAGGTGGGGATCCTGAGAAAAAAGACTACGCGGTGAAAATGGATTTTATTGGAGGAATCTATTTCCCGAGAACTCGTGAGAGGCTTGCTCAGGCCCAGGCAGGTATGAGAATAGCGAATCAGTATTATTTTTTGCTACATGATTTGTCGAAAATCAAAGATCCTTCAAAGGCTATAACCATCATTTTAGATGCAAGTGAAAAGTATTCTCAAAACATTGATGATATCCTCAACGAATTAGCAATGGAGATTCGTTCGTTATAAACGAATCTACACCCCTGCATATTTTTCAACAAAAACAGTAATTTTCATAAAGCTGCCTTCAGGCGGCTTTTTTGTTTCCCCTCGTTTTGAGAGGACTCTCGGCGATTATGAATTGACCGCTCGAATGGATTAGTCGTAACTTATTCTTGTGGTGAATCCTTTCTAAGCGATAGGGCGTTCCAGTCAACTGCTATCTGCAGGTATGCGCGCGGCTTTGCTGACTGGGGTAGAGTCACCGGGAGGCACCCGGCACCATGAAAACAACAACATAAGTTTCAAATTCCTTGAGAGCCTGCCATAAAATGCAGGCCTTTTTTTATGGTTTTGCAAACTGCTGCTACGCTTTGAGTTGTGGAAAGTAACTGAATGCCCGATGGTTCTCCTGGACCGATAGTGAATCAGCCGATACAGCTTCACTCCAGAGCATAGGCCTTTCTCACACCTACCTTACAAATAGTCAACTCATTAGCCCGCCTTCAAAAGCGGGCTTTTTTTATTCCCAAAACCGCACCCGCATAGAGCGAGGTGAGAGCATGCATCGAATGGAAAAAATAACGACGGGTATTGCATACGGCGCATCTGGAGGGGGTACCGGATACTGGTTGCTTCAGCTCCTCGATAAAGTATCCCCCTCGCAATGGGCGGCCATTGGTGTGCTCGGTAGCCTCATGTTTGGTTTGCTGACGTGGTTAACGAGTCTGTACTTCCAAATCAAAGCGGATCGCCGCAAAGCTGCGCGGGGTGAATGATGTCGAACAAAGCAAAGCTCAGCGCAGCAGTGCTGGCGCTAATCGCGTCAGGGGCATCAGCTCCACTCATTTTCGACCAATTCATCAGCGAGAAAGAAGGCAATGCGCTGGTGGCCGTTGTTGATCCGGGTGGGGTCTGGTCTTTATGTCACGGCGTGACCGTTATAGATGGCAGGCGTGTTGTTAAAGGCATGACGGCCACTGAGGAACAATGCCGCAAGGTTAACGCTATTGAACGCGATAAGGCATTAGCCTGGGTTGATCGCAATATCAAAGTCACTCTGACGGAGCCGCAGAAGGTGGGCATCGCATCTTTCTGCCCGTACAACATCGGGCCGGGTAAATGCTTCCCGTCCACGTTCTATAATCGCATCAATGCTGGTGACCGGAAAGGGGCATGTGAAGCTATCCGCTGGTGGATTAAAGACGGTGGCCGTGATTGCCGACTAACCAAAGGCCAGAAGAATGGCTGCTATGGGCAGGTCGAGCGGCGCGATCAAGAAAGTGCGCTGGCATGCTGGGGGCTGGACCAATGAAAATTAATCCAGGTCTTATCGGTGTTGTCGTTATTGCTGTCCTTTTGGTCGCCCTCGTTAAGAGTTGCTCGGACGCCAGTAACCTTCAGAGCGAGAACGACGTTCTGCGAAGTGACAACTCTTTGCAGGGGCAGGTAATCGCCACCCAGGCATTCAACTTCAATCGGTTCAATCAGGTTGCAGAACATGCCAATAAGCTTAACTCCCTGATCGACACCAGCACCGAAGAAACCGTAATCGAATACCGGGAGATTCTCCGTCGTGAAAAAACCTGTGATCTGCCTGTTCCTGCTGATGTCGCTGGTGGGCTGCTCGAATACGCGCACCGTTTACGTGCCAGCGCCATGTACACCGATACCAACAGACCTTACGCAGCCGATGATCGTTCCGCTGCCGCCAGCTCAATGACGTACTGCCAGGCTGTTTTGTGGATTAAGCCTCTGTTGGCCGTTATTGAGAAGGGTAACAACAACTTCGCGGGCATAAGGCAGATAGAGCTGGAAAGAAAAAACTAGGGATGGCTCGTCCTTGAGCACACGGGTATTCCTGAACGACGGCTTTACCTGACATAGCAAAGCACCATTAAATTGTAGAAAAGACTCGATATTTAACAAGCGAAGCGCAGCATTGTAAAAAAATGCCCTCACGAAGAGGGCTACCAGAGTCTCAGTTTCACTTGCTCTTTTTATAGATGTTTCCCTGGAGTTGGCAAACTCCTCATCAGAGTCATGATTAGCGTAGCAACTTGTCTGTAATCAACAAGCATAAGCGGAAAGGATTAAGATTTAACTTAGGCAGAAATTTTGTCGTTTAAAGCCAGATTACCTATCTAATCACGACATCCACGTTATGGACCGCCAGACGAAGAAAGACATTCTGGCGCATAACAAAGCGTGGCAGAAAAATTGTAATACTCATTAAAAATACCCCCTCTAAAAGATAATTAAGCTCAAATCATTCAGAGGGGATTATTTAATTATCGTCCAATAAATTTAACAAACTCAATGATAGCGGTGGCTACAGTTACCGCGTTAGCTCCATTAGCTAGCCATGAGCTTAAGCCTGATTTCCAAAGGCTTTGGGCAATGCTATCTGGTTGAGGATCTGGAGTACGCCGAGTCTCCTCTATAAGTTGGCGAACTTTATTGATATTTACGCCTTCCTTAAACAGGGGCGCTAATTCTTCTGGTATACCTGAGTCGATTAGCACCGCCTTACCGTTTCCCTGAAACAAAGTGTCGTGCGCCTCAAGTTGTATATCACCAGAAGCAAGAATACCTATACCATTATTAATGAACTGACAGCCTGTAAATGTTGCTTTCGTCATAAGCATTAACCTCTTTGATTGAGCTGTGCATAAGCCTAAGTGAGGAAAACTTTCTCACCTATTTGAATTTTACCCTATCCACACCTGGAGATCCTTTCCGGAGTTTTTACAATATTGTTAAATTCACGGAGTTGAGATGAATGTCACTATAGACGGCATCCAGTATATTCCTGCCGGGTCGGTTTCATCTCGGATCGGGATTGCAATAACGACACATCAGCGCGCCGACGTTTTGAAACGGGCGCTTGAACAGCACATGAAGCACCTGCCAGCCGGTGCGCTGGTGGTGGTTGTAGATGATGGCTCTAAACCTGCAGCGGCAGTTCCCCACGGCGTGCAGCTGCTGCGCCATGAAACATCACTCGGCATTGTTGCTTCGAAGAACGCCAGCCTGACAGCCCTGATGGATGCCGGGTGTGAGCATCTGTTTTTATGGGATGATGACGCCTGGCCTATCGCTGATAACTGGCACCTCCCTTACATCGAATCACCAGAGCCGCACCTGGCTTACCAGTTTCTCGATCTTGCTGGCACGAACAAGCTGAATGACCTTTCGGTGCTTTACCGTGACGATCAGCATGTGGCGTACACCGGGCAGCGCGGCGTGATGCTTTATTACCACCGCAGCGCCATCGAGAAGGTAGGCGGATTCGATCCGGTTTATGGTCGCGGCATGTACGAACACAGTGACCTCGCCCTGCGGATTCATAACGCTGGCCTCACGACGTGGGCATACGTTGATGTCGTCGGTTCAGAAAAGCTTATCCATTCTCTCGATGAGCATGAGGCCGTAGAGCGTTCAGTGCCGAGGCCCGACCGCCAGGCGCTGGTGGAACGTAACGTGAAGATCCACAACGAACGACGTGATACTGGCTTTACCGGTTATGTTGAATATCGGCGTCAGCGCGACGTGGTTATCACTACGTTACTGACCTGCCAGCCTGATCCTCAGCGCGGTACAAAAATGGCGGCCGCACCTGACATGCTGACCAAGTGGGCTGCCTCGCTTCGAAATTGTGGCCGTATCGCGCTAGTGGATGAACTGCAGACGGCACCGGCAGACGTTGAGCTGTATCGCGTCCCTGACGTGAAGATGAATGTCTACTTCCGGCGCTGGCTGCATATCTGGCAGCACCTGCGCGATCACCCTGAATACCGGTTCGTCTGGTGTACCGATGGTACCGATGTCGAAATGCTCCGCGCACCGTGGGAAGAAATGCAGCCCGGGACTGTTTACGTCGGTTCTGAACCGAAGACCTACGCCGACACCTGGGCGAAAAAGAATCATCCTGAGCGTATCTATCAGGAATTCATTGAAGCGCACCGCAACGATGTGATGCTTAACGCTGGCCTGCTTGGCGGTACCCGCGCTGATGTTATGGCCTTTGCTCACGGCATCATCCGTCTTTACTACCGGATCGAGAGTTATCGTTTCTGGAAGAAAGAACAGGCTGGCGCCGCGGTTGGTGACATGCTGGCGTTCGGTATTGTCGCGCAGTCATTCGCTGACAGGCTGGTCACCGGCCCTCAGGTACATACCGTGTTTAAAACTGATGGTATCGGTAAAGAAAACGCCTGGTGGCGACATAAATAACAGGAGAACTTATGATTTCGTATGAGGTTGAGTTTCCTACTCAAAGATCGTTTAGCTTAAACATTGGTGGCTATTCTGCGGAAGAAGGACTGAACTGCAGAACTACTGAAGCTATCGGTGGAGAAGTCAAAGTACGGCTCGAAAAGCAGACACTGTTGATGGTGCCTTATCGTGAAGACATCACGCCAGATTTCACCTTGGAAGGTTACAAGCTGCGTGCGGTAAGCCATGTGGAGAATGTTATCGCTAAGCTTGTAGAAGCGGCCCTGGAGAAGGCCGCGAATAATTCGTTGCAGGGCATCGGGAAGAACTTAGATTCAATAATCAAGAGTACGATCAAGAACCGAACAAGTTAATGGCTTTCTCCTTTGCATCACTAAGCATCGCTATGATTTCTTTGCTTGGATGTTCCTTTTCTTGCTCAGCACTGATTCTCTTATCTAGCTGCCCCAATGCAAACGCACGAACGGATTCGCGTTTTTCTTCTGGCATATTTTCAATAATGCCGCCAAGAATAACCGTGTGTGCCATTAAAGTAGTTACATCGCTTACAGTTGTTAAGTTAAAACTCATACATATCCTTGCACAGAGTTAATCAGTCATCCCTCTGTATTAATGTTCGCCAGTGTCCCACCACTGACGGACTGAAAGACCACTTTACACAGGGTTAAAGCTATGCAACACCCTGATATTCAGACAGTAGCCGCCATCGTGCGGCTTTTTTAATGGAGATTCGCTGGTGGCTGAAGACATAAAGTTTGTGGTAGTCGGCCATCACATCCGCTTAGGGCAAGCGCAACGGCTTGCCGCGTTGCTGGATGCTAACCTGCTGGTTGATGGTGGTCATCACGGCGCAAACTGGAATCACCGGCGCGCTATCGAATGGGCTGCTGAGCAACCTTGCCGTGTAGTGGTGCTGGAAGACGACGCGCTTCCTGTGCAGGGGTTCTCCGATAAGGTAACTGACTGGCTGGTGCGCTTCCCTGACGACATGCTGAGCTTCTATCTCGGTACCGGCCGACCGCCGCAGTATCAGTTGCAGATAGCCGAATGCCTGATTGTTGCTGATAAGACTCGGGCTGACTTCATCACGCTACCACGACTGATACACGGCGTTTGCTATAGCGTACCGCCGCAGCATATCGAACGTGTGCTGTCTCGATGGGACAGCAGCAAGCCTGCTGATTATGCTGTGGGTGATGCCTATGGCGGTACTGTGGTTTATCCGTGTTATTCGCTGGTGGATCATGCAGATGGTGAGCCGGTTGAACGTCATCCTGACTCAGTACCACGTACAGAACGCCGTCGAGCGTGGCGAATCGCCTGAAAAACCGGCCAATTGGCCGGTTTAATTAGTTTTATCTTTTGCTGTCTGGAGTCCGTTTAACTGGTACCCATGTTGCACCAGGTTTAGAAGTTGGTGGTGCAGTATGGTTATCAGGAATGGTTGTGTAATTATCGGTTTGGCCGCCACGCGGACCGCGTTCACGATATACACCGCCATCACGTCCACTAGACTGGCCAGGTTTCAAACCCATAAATACCTCCACGAAATAAGCCACAAAAGTGTGGCAAATACACTTTGCAGGAAGATTCATCGGTTTCAACGTGGCGACGACTCAATTTTTTAGGAGTGTTAATGCCATCACAAATACCAAGGGCATGCCGCAAGCGTGGCTGTCCAGGTACTACCACAGACCGCTCAGGCTATTGTCCCAGGCACCTTTATGAAGGCTGGCAGCAGCATCAGCGAGGACAGAGCAGGCATCAGCGAGGTTATGGCAGCAAGTGGGACAGGCTGCGCCCAATTGTTCTCGACAGAGATAAACACCTTTGTCAGGAATGCCTGCGAAATGGAAGGTATACACCCGCTGAGACGGTGGACCACATCACCGCCAAAGCAAATGGGGGGACCGATGACCTGTCCAACCTCGAAAGCCTCTGCAAGCCCTGCCACAGGGAGAAGACAGCGGTCGAAAGACTCAAATGACATCGATTCTCATTTGAATGAGGCAAGGGGGAGGGCGGGTTGAAAGTTCAGGAACGACGCGCCAAAGGACCGCCGCCTAACCTCTTTTCACATCGCCGCAGGTTAGAAAACTTTTTTATGGGGTCCCCCATTCGATGATTAATAGGAGTTTTCGATTATGTCTGGACCACCGAAAACCCCGACCCATCTACGTTTGGTGAGGGGTAACCCATCAAAACGCCCGATCAATGAGAACGAACCAAAACCCCCTTCAGGGGTACCCCCAACGCCGAAGCATTTCGACAAGCAAGGGAAATACTGGTTTAAACGGATGGCCGACGAGCTTGATGCTATCGGTGTGATGTCTCAGCTGGACGCCAGAGCCCTTGAGCTGCTGGTTGAGGCTTATACCGAATACCGGCATCACTGCGACACGCTTGAAGTTGAGGGCTACACCTACCGGACCGAAACGCAGAGCGGGGATGTGATGATCAAAGCCCACCCGGCGGCCATCATGAAAGCTGATGCCTGGAAACGTCTGCGCGCCATGCTCGGTGAGTTCGGCATGACGCCAGCCAGCCGCTCTAAAGTGAATGCAAAAGGTCCTGATGCGGTTGACCCGCTGGCCGAGTTTATGAAAGCGAGGGATTAATGGCTAAGGTTGCAGAAGGCATCCGCTACGCAGAGAGGGTGGTGGCGGGGGAAATTATTTCCTGTGAGTATGTGCGCCTTGCCTGTCAGCGTTTTCTTGACGATCTGGCACACGGCGAAGAGCGCGGTATTTTCTTCAGTGAGCCGCGCGCGCAGCACATTCTGAATTTCTATAATTTTGTGCCTCACGTAAAAGGCGCCCTGGCAGGCCAGCCTATCGAGCTGATGGACTGGCATGTTTTCATCCTGATTAATATTTTTGGTTTTGTTATCCCGCTGGTTAACGAAGAGACGGGGGAAACCGTCCTGCGTAACGACGGCAGCGGTCGGCCGGTGATGGTTCGGCGTTTCCGTACAGCAGATGTTGAGGTGGCCCGTAAAAATGCCAAATCAACACTTTGCTCCGGCGTGGGGCTTTATATGGCTGGCGCAGACGGCGAGGGCGGGGCGGAGGTTTATTCCGCTGCAACCACCCGTGACCAGGCACGAATTGTTTTTGAAGACGCAAAAAATATGGTCAAGAAGGCGAAAGCCACTCTTGGGCGGATCTTCGAATTCAACAAGCTCGCTATCTACCAGGAGCAAACGGCCTCCAAATTCGAGCCATTATCATCAGATGCAAACAACCTCGACGGCCTGAACATACACTGCGCCATCGTTGACGAGCTGCACGCTCATAAAACCCGTGACGTCTGGGACGTTCTGGAGACGGCCACCGGCGCGCGCCTGCAATCGCTGCTTTTCGGTATCACCACCGCTGGTTTCAACAAAGAAGGTATCTGTTACGAATTGCGTGATTACGCCATCAAGGTTCTGCGCGGGCTGGTAAAAGACGATACATTTTTTGCCATCATCTACACCTTAGATGAAGGTGACGATCCCTTTGATGAAAAAGTCTGGCAGAAGGCGAATCCGGGGCTGGGTATTTGTAAGCGCTGGGATGATCTGCGCCGCCTGGCTAAAAAGGCGAAAGAGCAGGTTTCGGCCAGGATTAACTTTTTCACCAAGCACATGAATATCTGGGTTACCGCTGAGTCGGCCTGGATGGACATGATGAAATGGGAGAAATGCGAGTTTATCGCCCCGCAGCACGAACTTAAAACCTATCCTTCATGGGTTGGCGTTGACCTTTCAAACAAAATTGATATCTGTGCGGCCGCTAAAGTCTGGCGCGCGCCAAGTGGTCACGTTCATGCAGATTTCAAATTCTGGTTGCCGGAAGGACGCCTTGAGAAATGTTCACGCCAGATGGCTGAGCTCTATCGAAAGTGGGCCGAGCTGGACAAACTGATCCTTACCGACGGGGATGTAATCGATCATGCCCAGATTAAGGAAGAACTGCAGGCGTGGGTTGCTGGTGAGAGCCTGAAAGAAATCGGCTTTGATCCGTGGAGTGCAACGCAGTTCAGCCTTTCGCTGGCAGAGGAAGGGTTGCCGCTGGTGGAAGTGCCGCAGACGGTTCGCAATTTCTCTGAGGCGATGAAAGAGGTCGAAGCACTGGTATACGGTGGACGCTTTCATCACAGCGATCACCCGGTAATGAACTGGATGATGTCCAACGTAACCGTCAAACCTGACCGGAACGAGAACATTTTTCCTAACAAGTCCACACCGGAGGCCAAGATTGATGGCCCGGCGGCATTGTTCACAGCAATGAGCCGTGTTCTGGTTAACGGTGGCAACGACCAGCAGGATCTCTCCGGATTCTTCAATAATCCCATCATGGTAGGTTTCTGATGAAAAAAAACAAACGGCCAGGCAGGGTTAAAAGTGCTCTGCTTAACTGGCTTGGTGTGCCTATCAGCCTGACTACCGGCACGTTCTGGGAGGAATGGTTTGGTACCAGCAGCAGCGGAAAGGTGGTAACGGCCGATAAAGCCATCCAGCTATCGGCTGTATGGGCATGCGTAAGGCTGTTAAGCGAGTCTATTTCAACCCTTCCGCTGAAAATATACGTTCGACAGCCTGACGGTTCGCGTAAAGCGGCAACCGACCACCCGGCTTATTCTGTACTGTGTCGCCGCCCCAATTCAGAAATGACTCCATCACGCTTTATGCTGATGGTGGTTGCCAGTATTTGCCTGCGCGGGAACGCCTTCATTGAGAAGAAATTCATCGCAAATCGCCTGGTTTCGCTGGTGCCTTTGCTGCCGCAGAACATGGTGGTTAAACGTCTTACTACCGGGGCGCTGGAATACAAATACACTGAAAACGGTAACGAGCGTGTCATTCCCGTCAAAAATATCATGCACATTCGCGGGTTCGGTCTGGATGGGGTTTGCGGCATGATGCCGATGAAAACGGGCCGGGATGTGATCGGTGCCGCGATGGCTGTTGAAGAATCTGCGGCAAAGATTTTTGAACAGGGGCTTCAGAGTTCAGGTTTTCTCTCCGCTGAAAATGCTCTCAGTGATGAACAACGTGAAAGGCTTCGCGGCTACATGGCTGCATTTACCGGCTCCAAAAACGCCGGAAAAATTATGGTTCTTGAAGGCGGCCTGAAATATCAGGGCGTGACCATGAACCCGGAAGATGCTCAGATGCTCGAAAGCCGCGCATTTAGCATTGAGGAGATCTGCCGCTGGTTTCGCGTTCCGCCTTTCATGGTTGGTCACACCACGAAACAAAGCAGCTGGGCATCCAGCCTGGAAGGTATGAACCTGCAGTTTCTGACTCATACCCTTCGACCGCTGCTGGTGAATATTGAGCAGGAAATTGGCCGGTGCTTACTCGACAGCGATGATGAAGTGTTTGCAGAATTCTCTGTTGAAGGTCTACTGCGAGCCGATAGTGCTGGTCGCGCGGCATACTATACCAGCGCGCTTCAGAATGGCTGGATGTCCCGTAATGACGTTCGTCGTCTTGAGAACATGCCGCCAATTGAAGGGGGCGATATTTACACCGTTCAGCTCAACCTGACGCAACTGAAAAATCTCGAAAGCAGCAACCCTGCTGTTCAGGCACTGGCCCTGCGAGAGCTGCATAACCACGTATTCCCCGATATTTCCTTTGAACAATCTCCGCTGAAACAGGCCGCTTAGGAGCCCTTTCCTGATGAGCAAAAAACAACTTCCGGTAGCACCGGCGGGTCGCCCCTGCGCGCGCGTTACCTGTGAAACATTACCGTCCGCACTGGACCGCTGGGACGGCGGGATCAAAGCGGCGGCCACCGACGATAACAGCATTTCTGTTTTTGATGTTATCGGGCAGGACTACTGGGGCGAAGGGGTAACAGCTAAACGTATTGCCGGTGCGCTTCGGGCGATGAACGGCGCCGACGTCACGGTGAATATCAACTCACCGGGCGGCGACATGTTCGAAGGTCTGGCTATTTATAACCTGCTCCGCGAATACGAAGGCCGTGTAACGGTGAAGGTGCTGGGCATTGCCGCCAGCGCCGCCTCGATAATTGCGATGGCCGGGGATGATATTCAGATTGGCCGCGGTGCTTTCCTGATGATCCACAACTGCTGGGTATACGCGATGGGAAACCGCCATGATTTTGCAGAACTGGCACAGTCACTGGAACCCTTCGATACCGCTATGGCTGACATCTACGCGGCGCGCTCCGGCCTTGATATGGCCGCTGTGCAGAAGCTGATGGACGCGGAAAGCTATATCGGTGGCAGTGATGCAGTAGCGAAGGGACTGGCAGACAGCTTGCTTTCTGCTGATGCGGTCAGCGACGGCAACGAATCGCCTGCAGCCGCGCTTCGCAAACTTGATGCATTGCTGGCCAAGACCAACACCCCGCGCTCTGAGCGCAGAAAACTCATTAAAGCCTTATCCGGTGGCATGCCTGGCGCTGTCACCACCAACGACGGTACGCCGGGCGCTGCCGAAGACATCAAACCTGAAACCATCAATTCACTTGAAAGCGCCCTGGCGGCGTTAGTCAAATAAGGACCCTTTATGTCTGAAGTAAACGATATTCTGAAAAAAGTCACGGCCAGCATTGAAGAGGCTACCGGCAAGTTCAACGCGAAAGCAGAAGAAGCAGTGAAGGAGGCGCAGAAGTCCGGCAAGCTGTCAGAAGAAACAAAGGCAGCCGTCGATAAAATGGCTTCTGAGTTCAACGCACTGCGTGAGGCAGAAAAAACGCTGAAGGCAGCTATGGGCGAACTGGAGCAACATGTTGCCCAGATGCCGCTGGCAAACGCGAAGCATGTTGTGGAGTCAATCGGTCAGCAGGTGATCTCTGCTGAAGCGCTGAAAACCTTTGCCTCCGGGGTGGAAGGTGGCAAACGTATCAGTATCCCGGTTAAGGCGGCACTGACTTCTGCTGATGTGCCTGATGGCGTTATCGAACCGCAGCGAATTCCGGGCATCGATACGGCACCGAAGCAGCGCCTGTTCATCCGCGATCTGATTGCGCCTGGTCGCACTTCCTCCCCTGCTATTTTCTGGGTGCAACAGACTGGCTTTACCAACAACGCGAAAGTGGTTCCTGAAAATACACAGAAACCATACAGCGAAATTGAGTTTACGCCGAAAATCACTGGCGTAAGCACCATCGCTCACCTGTTCAAAGCCTCAAAGCAGATCCTGGATGACTTCGCACAGCTGCAGTCAACCGTTGATGCAGAAATGCGCTACGGACTGAAGTACGCGGAAGAGCAGGAAATTCTCTTCGGTGATGGTACCGGCGTGCATCTGCACGGCATTGTTCCTCAGGCGTCGGCATTTAACCCGGCGTTTACTGTAGAACAGCAGAGCGGTATTGACGATCTGCGTCTGGCAATGCTGCAGGCGCAACTGGCGCGCTTCCCGGCATCCGGCCACGTTCTTCACTTCATTGACTGGGCGCGGATCGAACTGACCAAAGACAGCCTGGGCCGATACATTCTGGCTAACCCTGCGGCGCTGACTGGACCGACGCTTTGGGGCCTGCCGGTTGTAGCCACGGAAGCGGCGGCCTTCCAGGGTAAATTCCTGACTGGTGCTTTCAACGCTGGGGCGCAAATCTTCGACCGCGAAGATGCGAACGTGGTTATCTCCACGGAGAACGCCGACGACTTCGAGAAAAACATGATCACCATCCGTTGCGAAGAACGTCTGGCGCTGGCTGTGAAACGCCCTGAGGCGTTCGTGTACGGTTCATTCAGCACCGGCTCGGGGAGCTGATAAATATTGCGGCCTTCGGGCCGCTTTTTTTGGGGCAAACAGATGCTTGATCAGAATGTGGTGAAACAGCATTGCCGCATTGATACCGACTTTACGGGTGATGATGCTCTGCTGGAGATTTACACAGGTGCGGCGGCGCGCTACGTCCAGACATGGACAAGGCGAACGCTCTATGAAAATCAAAGCTCCCCTGGCTACGCAGATGACCCGGATCCGATTCTACTGAATGATGATGTTAAGGCGGCAATGCTACTGTTGATTGGTCACTGGTATGCAAACCGAGAGGCTGTGAACATCGGAAATATTACATCAGCGGTGCCTTTCGCCGTAGAAGCTCTACTGCAGCCATACCGAATTTACGGGGTTTAGGAGGACTTTATGCAGGCCGGAAGACTGAGAGACAGGGTGGTGGTTCAGAACATCACAACATCCAGAGATCCTTCTGGCCAGCCTGTTGAAACATGGCATGACGGCGCAGAAACCTGGGCAGAAGTAAAGGGCATTAGTGGGCGCGAGTTGGTAGCCGCTGGTGCTGAAACCGCAGTCGCCACTATCAGGGTATGGACACGATTTCGTAGCGATATAACTGCTGCGTCCAGACTCAGGGTTATGACTGGCGCGTTCAAGGGGGCCATTTTAAATATCATTGGTCCGCCAATCCCTGACTCTCGCGGTGTTCAGCTCGAAATTCTTTGCAAACAGGGTACCGAAAAATGATTGAGACGAGCCTCGATTTTTCCGGGCTGAATGACATCGCAAAGGATCTGGAGGCGCTTAGCCGCGCTGAAAACAACAAGGTTCTGCGTGATGCCACGCGCGCCGGCGCCGAAGTGCTTAAGGAAGAAGTGATCGCCCGCGCTCCGGTGCGTACCGGGAAACTGAAAAAAAACGTGGTGGTGGTGACCCAAAAAAGCCGCCGCCGCGGGGAAATTTCTTCCGGTGTCCACATTCGTGGTGTTAACCCGCGCACCGGGAACAGCGATAACACGATGAAGGCGAACAACCCGAGAAACGCCTTTTACTGGCGATTCGTCGAAATGGGTACCGTTAACATGCCGCCGCACCCTTTCATTCGTCCCGCGTTCGATGTTCGCCAGGAGCAGGCGACGGAGGTCGCAATCAGGCGCATGAACCAGGCCATTGACGAGGCATTAAGCAAATGACGGAAGACGAACTCTATCCTCTGCTGGCGCCGCTGGCCGGAGGGCAGGTTTATCCCTATGTTGCGCCGCTCGGCAGTGACGGGAAGCCTTCAGTCTCTCCGCCCTGGGTAATTTTCTCGATTATTACCGACGTGGCCGCAGACGTTCTTTGCGGTCAGGCTGAATCTGCCGTTTCTGTGCAGGTTGATGTCTATTCCAGCACCATCGCTGAAGCGCGCACGATCAGGAATATGGCGCTTGATGCTCTGCAGGTGCTGAAGCCGGAAAGCATTGTGAAAACGCCGGGCTATGAGCCTGATTTGCGATATCACCGGGCAACGCTCGAATTTCAGGTAACCGTTTAACCTTACCCACCATAACAGACCGCCCCGGCGGTCTTTTTTATCTGGAGAAACCATGACCAGTAAGTATGAAGTAACAAAGGGGATGACCTTTGCCGTCTCCGACGCACCGGTAACCGCTGAGGATTTTAACGCCTCAGGTTTCCCGGGGGCTGGCATTACCTGGCTCGAAGCGGCCTGTGCAACAAAGGAGATCACCTTCACCGGCGGGCAGAAAGGGGATATCGACGTAACCACGCTTTGCTCAACTGAACAGGAGCAAACCAACGGCCTCGCCGCGCCTGCTGAAATGAGCATTACCCGTAACTGGGTTGGCGATGAAGCAGCACAGGAGGCACTGCAGACCGCTTACGAAAATGACGAACTGCGCGCGCTGCGCGTGGTATTCCCGTCTGGCAACGGTTTCTACGTGCTGGTGGAGGTACGCCAGAGCTCATGGTCTGCTGCAACCTCTTCCGTTGTTGGCGCTACCTATTCTCTGCGTGTACGCGGAAAACCTAAACGCATCTACGCGTCTGGTTCCTGAGCGGCTTCGGCCGCTTTTTTTTACCCTCCGATCATGTAACAAGAGAAAAATGAAATGCCGCAAAAAACATCACAGAATTCATTACGCAACGTGGCGCTTACAGCATCGAAAGCCTACCGCACCAAAGAAGGTATCACGGTCCCTGAATGGGATGGCGCAAAGGTAACGCTGCGTGAACCCTCTGGCGATGCCTGGGTGAAATTCCGGGAGATCGTTAATCCACAGCTCGCCGAGGGCGAAGAGGCACCGACGCTGACGGAGGCGGAAAAGTTTCTGCGTAACAAAGAGGCTGATGTGGTTCTGTTTATTGACGTTCTGCTGGATGAAAACGGCGAGCGAGTATTCAGCGATGAGGATCAGGAGCAGGTATCTAAAATTTATGGTCCTGTGCACTCCCGCCTGCTGGCTCAGGCCCTCAACCTCGGAATGAGCCAGGAAGAAGCGGGAAAGCCGTAAAGCAGCCGCTAACCTTCTTCCTGATGTCGTTGGCGCTCCGGTTGGGGCGTACTCTCCACGAACTGCGCCAGACCATGACCGCCAGCGAGCTCAAAATGTGGATCGAGTTCGACCGCATCAGTCCGATTGGTGACTGGCGCGCCGATGCTCAGGCAGCGCAGATCTCCGTTGCAATGCTGAACTCTCAGGGTGGGAAATTCACCATTCCTGACGTGATGCTGAAATGGGGAGAGCAGGAAGAAGGCGCTGAAGTCTCTGAACTTGAAGAATGGATGTCCAGTCTTTGATGCCCGCGGCTGCGGGCTTTTTTATGGGTGAAATATGGCAACGCTGCGCGAGCTAATCATCAAAATTTCGGCGAACTCTTCATCTTTCCAGTCAGAGATCGCCAGAGCGTCCCGCATGGGAACCGATTACTACCGCACTATGGAACAGGGCGGGAAAAAAGCTGCAGCGGCCACGCGTGAAACTCAGCGGTCTTTGGCTGAGCTGAATGCTCAGCTTGCAACCGTGCGATCCTCTGCTGCCGGGCTTGCCGGTGCGTGGGCTGGTGCATTTGCCACGCATCAGCTGATTCAGTTTGCCGACACGTGGAACCAGTTGAATGGGCGTCTTCGCCTTGCGTCCTCTTCCAGCGAGGATTACGTGCAGTCCCAGCGCGTGCTGATGGAGATTAGCCAGCGCACCGGAACATCCCTCGAGGCAAACAGCAACCTGTACAGCAGAATTGCGCAGTCCCTGCGTGATGCCGGTTACGCTTCTGCTGACGTCGCAAAAGTTACGGAAACCGTAGCAACCTCACTGAAGCTATCTGGTGCCAGTACCGAAGAGGCTAGCTCGGTTATTACCCAGCTTAGTCAGGCGCTTGGCTCAGGCGTTTTACGAGGCGAAGAATTTAACTCCATCATGGAGAACGGCGGCCGCCTGGCGAAACTGCTGGCTGATGGGCTGGGCACCACTGTTGGTGGCCTGCGAAATATGGCCAACAACGGCGAGCTGACTACCAACAAGATCGTCCCGCTGCTGACCAACGTCGAGATCCTCCGTAAAGAATTCGACACCCTTCCTGCATCCATCAGCGGATCTGCACAGAAAGTGCAAAACGCCTTCCTTGCATGGGTTGGCGGGGCGAACGATGCGGTCGGCGCATCATCAACGCTTTCCGGCGTGCTGGATGGTCTGGCGAATAACATCGATGATGTGGCAAATACAGCCGGTATTCTGGTTGGTGTTGGCCTCGCTCGTTATTTTGGCAACATGGTCGGCAGCGTTGCTCAGTCAACCCGGGCGGTCCTAGCTAATACGGCCGCCGAAGTCGCGCTGGCGCAGGCTCAGGTCCGTGGAGCTCAGGTTAGCGTTGCTGCTGGTCGCCAGGCTGTTTACCGCGCTCAACAGGCGCGCGCAGCGGCGACGAGTATTGAGGCTCAGATTGTCGCTGAGCGTAATCTTGCTGCTGCTCAGGCATCACTGAATACGGCGCTTGCTGGCAGGGCCTCTGCAGTTAACAACCTCACCAATACAGCATCGGTAATGTCACGGCTGGGGAGTGGGGTGCTGGGTATTCTCGGTGGATGGCCTGGAGTGATTATCGGTGCCGGCGCTGCGATGTATGGCCTTTATCAGCATACCCAGCAGGTGCACCGTGAGGCGGTAGGTTTTGCCAACAACCTTGACGAGATCAACACCAAGCTCCAGCAGATGTCGGTGCTTGGCCTGCGTTCGACCGCGGCTGATGCCCGTACATCTTTACAGGCGCAAAAACAGGACCTGGCCGACCTCGACTCTCAAATCGCGAAGGTGAAAGACAGCCTTAAGGCGGTTGACCAAATCCAGCAGGACTACAACCGCCATCCGACCCTGACCCTGATCAACACCTTCATGGACCAGGCCGACATCACGGCCAAAAACATCGAACTGACTGATAAGCTGAACCAGCTGGAGTACCAGCGCGAACAGGCAGCCTCAAAAGTCGAGCAAACGCAGAAGCTGGTAAACCAGGCCAGCGATCTGGCCACGCAAAAGGCTATCGAACAGGCTGGCGCCGTCTCTATCCTGAAAGGTGCGTATGACCTGCTTAACCGCTCAATGTCAGCGACCGCTGGCGCCAAGCCGCCGCAATATGCCGGGCCCGTCGTTTCACTGGCGAACGCAACGCCTCAACAGCAAACCGCACTGGAGCGCTCGCGCCGCGATAACGAGCTGGCCAGCCTCAGCGGATTAGAAAAACTCCATCAGCAGCATGTGTATGAAGCAGAAGACCTGCAGCTAACCGGGGCGCTTTACACCCAGTACATCTACAACAAGGATCAGGCAGCCAAAAAGGATGCAGCAGCTGCAGAGGCAAAAAAAACCTCCACTGCTGCCTCAAATGCGCAGAGTAAAGCCGAGCGCGAAGCGGCCAGCACCGCCGAACAGTATTCCCGGAAAATGGCCGATCTGAGCGTTGCTATCGACGTGCAGCGCGTCCGGGCGACGGAAGGAGAAAAAGCCTCCGAGCTTTACGCGGCATCGCACCAGGCAGGCACTAAATGGACCGACGAGCAGCGCAGGGCCATCCAGGCATCTTCAGCAGAGCTGGCAAAATGGACGCAAAAAGCCGACGAGAACGTACGCAAGCAGCGCGAACAAGCGGATGCCCTGAAGGATTTAACTGAAGCGGCTCGAAAGTTCAGGGATGAGGCGACGCTGACAACCGAAACCGCAGGCATGAGTGATCGCCAGCGCAGCCGGTTCGACGAGACGCAACAGATCGACCGTGTTTTTGCTAAAACGGACGGCGGTACCGAGGCCATCGCGCAGCGCGCAGCAGCCCTCGATGCTCTGGATAAGAAATACAAGGCAATAGCAGCAGCTGAAGCGGACTGGATGTCTGGAGTATCACGCGGCTATGCCAACTGGTTTGATGAAATCAGTGACGTATCCGGCACGGTTTCTGACGGGGTGAAAACCACACTCGACAGCGCGTTTAGTAACGTCACCTCAATGCTAGAAGGCAATAAGGTTAGCTGGAAATCGTGGGGTATTTCTGTCCTGCAGATTATCGAAAAAGTGGCTCTGCAGATGGCGGTGGTCAGCGCGATGGGTGGTGCCTCTTCCGGTTCTGGCATCTTTGGCTCACTAATCGGCAGTGTAGGCAGCTTCTTCGTGGGCGGAGCGGGAGCATCAGCCAGCACCGGTACGGCGGTTTCCAGTTACGGATCGAGCTTCCAGTTTAACGCCAAAGGCGGCGTTTATGACTCTCCATCTCTGAGCGCTTTCAGTAATGGGATCGTCAGAAACCCCACCATGTTCGCTTTCGCAAAAGGCGGAGCCGGAATCATGGGCGAGGCTGGGCCGGAGGCGATCATGCCGCTGACCCGCGCGCCGGATGGTTCTCTTGGTGTTCGTGCAGTCGGAGCTGGTGGCAGTCAGTCGGTATCTTCGGCGCCACAGGTTTATATCACCATTGATGGTAATGGCAACACATCAACACAGACCTCACCTGGGCTTGAACAATTCGGTGCAGACGTTGGCCGATTTGTTGATCAGCGATACAAGCAGAACGTCATGCGAGATATCAGCCCAGGTGGTGACATCTGGAACGCAATGAAAGGAACCCGATAAAAATGGCTATTGAAACTTTCACCTGGTGCCCGCGGATTAACGCTGAGGCAGATACTAACTTCCGCGTCAGGAAAGCCCAGTTTGGTGATGGATATGAGCAGGTGTCAGGGGATGGATTGAACACGAGAACCCAGCAGTGGACGCTCAACTTTACAGGCAACGAAACCTACATTTCTGCCATTAAGTCTTTTCTCGACAGGCATGAAGGAACGAAAGCCTTTCAGTGGAAGCCACCGCTCGAATCTTTGGGGTTGTATCGTTGCGAAACGTATAAAAACACCGGGCTCGGCGCCGGGAAATTCAACCTTGAAGCAACATTCATACAGGCATTCCGACCATGAGTCTTAACGCTGATTTTCAGAAACTCGAACCAGGTGATGTGGTCAGGCTTTTCGAAGTAGATGGCACGGCATTTGGCACCGGTGAAGTGCTTCGATTTCACAGTTACAGCCTCGCGCATACTGAAGCTGAAATCCTCGCTGCTGGTGGTGATGAAAATAAGCTTCCCGCAAAATCTATCTGGTGGCAGGGTGTGGAGTATAAAGCCTGGCCATGCAAAATTGAGGGGATCGAGGCCTCTACCAGCGGAAGCAGCGCGCATCCAAAATTATCGGTAGCTAACCTTGATAGTTCTATCACAGCGCTTTGTCTGGCTTATGACGATATGCTGCAGGCGAAAGTTACCATCCATGACACGCTGGGAAAATATCTCGATGCGATTAACTTTGCCGACGGCAACCCCACAGCTGATCCGACTCAAGAAAAGCTGAAGGTGTTCTACATCGACGCAAAGAGCAGTGAAACCAACGAAGTGGTTGAGTTCACGTTATCCAGCCCGATGGACCTGCAGGGGCAAATGATCCCGACGCGCCAGCTGCATTCGCTCTGTACCTGGTGCATCCGGAACAAGTATCGCACCGGCGACGGCTGCGACTATGCCGGAAACCGATATTTCGACAAAAACAACAACCCGGTAAACGATCCGTCGCTGGATGAATGCAACGGCACGCTAACGGCTTGCAAACTCCGATTCGGTGAAAATAACGAACTCTCGTTTGGTGGCTTCCCGGGCACGTCTTTGATCAGGAGCTGATATGCGTCAGAAAACCATTGATGCGATTATGGCGCATGCTGCAGCTGAATATCCTCGTGAGTGTTGTGGGGTGGTGGCGCAGAAAAGCCGTGTTGAACGTTATTTCCCGTGCCGGAATCTTGCCGCGGCGCCGGAGGACAATTTTGTCCTTTGCCCAGAAGACTACGCAGTTGCTGAGGACTGGGGTACGGTGATCGCCATCGTTCACAGTCACCCTGACGCCACAACGCAACCGAGCGAACTGGATAAAGCGCAATGCGACGCAACGCTTTTACCCTGGCATATTGTGAGCTGGCCGGAGGGGGATTTACGCACCATCCAGCCGCGCGGAGAACTGCCGCTTCTGGAGCGTCCGTTTGTGCTTGGACACTTCGACTGCTGGGGGCTGGTAATGAGCTATTTCCGGCAAACACATGGGATCGAGCTTCACGATTACCGGGTGGATTATCCATGGTGGGAAAACGACTATCCGGACAACTTTTATCAGGATTGCTGGTATGAGTGCGGATTCCGTGAATTCGATGGGCCACCGAAACCCGGCGATATGGTAATCATGCAGGTCCAGGCTGATAAGTGGAACCACGCGGGAATCCTGCTGGAGGGTAACATGCTGCTGCATCACCTGTACGGGCATCTGAGCCAGCGCGTGCCGTATGGTGGCTACTGGCAAGAAAGGACGATGAAGATTCTACGTTACAAATCTCTGTGCTAACCTCTTGTTAATTTAAACAAGGGGATGATGGAATGAGGAATATTTTAATTTTTACGTTTGTCACATTTTTGATTGGCTGCAGTGAAAGATCGCGACCAGCAGATGAAATCGATCATGAAAGTGGACTGGTTAAAATATTCAGCACTAAAAATTTAAATACTGCGCAAGATAGGGGGGATATTCTTTGCGGCAAAAAATCATATTATGTGAAAGCACTTCATGAAAGTAATCTGGTGCTCTTAAGAAACAACCCTTCCGACGTATATTTGTTCGATTACATTCCTTTTCAGTGTGATCTGAAATCCGCTGCAAACGCGGGAAATTCTGAAGCTAAAGCGCTCTATGACAAAAATCTTACTGATGCATATCGTAAGCTTGAAGAGTCTAAAAGAAATCAATACGAAGCGCATAAAGCTTATGCCAAAAAGCATGGGATTGATTCATATAGCATAGTTAACCCTGATGGCAGCATAGAGGCTCACACAATAGATTCCAGCGGTAATGCTTGTCATAGCACCGTCGGTATATATGGAGGGGAAACAGTCTGTGACTAATTTATGTTGCTTTAATTAGTCAATTTTCGAGGTTCATATGACAGAAAATATGACTCAAATTGAACTCGGAGGTATTCTGGGTAAAACATTTGGGAAAATGCACTACCGGCTTATTAGTAAGACCAGTGAGGCTACTCGCAGTTTAGCGGCAACACTGGACGGTTTTGAGAAGTTCATGATCTCCAGCCAGCGGAGGGGATTAACATATGCTGTTTTTAAGGGTAAGAAAAATATAGGTCTGGATGATTTAGGCTTTCCCGTTTCAGGTGAAGTGATCCGGATTGTCCCTGTCGTAATAGGAAGTAAAAAAGCGGGATTACTGCAAACAATTCTCGGAGCGGTATTAGTGGTAGTCGGTGTGGTTACCTCTGCATATGGTGGAGCACCATTGATCGGCGCAGGCATTGGTATGATGGCTGGTGGTATCGTCCAAATGCTATCTCCTCAACCTGCAGGTCTGGCCAGCAAACAAAGCGCAGATAACCGTGCCTCTTATGCATTCGGTGGCGTGACAAACACCGCTGCTCAGGGATACCCGGTTCCGCTCCTGTATGGTCGTCGTCGGATCGGTGGGGCAATTATTTCTGCCGGAATTTATGTCGAAGATCAGCAGTAGATAACAAACCTTTTTTCAGGCCACCTTCGGGTGGCTTTTTTTATGGGCGCAATATGGCTACAGATAAAGTGTTAAATGGCCGCAAGGGCGGCAGCTCCAGTTCACGAACCCCTACCGAACAGCCTGATGATCTGCAATCTGTAGCGAAGGCAAAAATCCTCGTTGCGCTTGGTGAAGGGGAGTTTGCAGGTCAGCTAACCGGCAAAGATATCTACCTGGACGGAACAGCCCTGGAGAATGCTGACGGCTCCCAAAACTTCAGCGGCGTGACGTGGGAGTTTCGCGCGGGAACGCAGGCGCAAAATTACATCCAGGGAATTCCCGGTACCGAAAACGAAATCAGCGTAGGAACTGAGGTATCAAGCGCTACAGCATGGACGCGCACCTTTACCAATACGCAGCTTTCAGCAGTTCGCCTACGTCTGAAATGGCCCTCGCTTTTCAAACAGGAGGACGACGGCGATCTGGTGGGTTACTCGGTCAATTATGCGATTGACCTGCAGACGGACGGCGGCACATGGCAGACGGTACTCAATACCAGCGTGACCGGCAAAACGACGTCTGGTTATGAGCGCAGCCACCGTATTGATTTACCGCAGGCTGGCAGCACCTGGACAATACGCCTGCGTAAGATTACTTCTGACGCCAACAGCGCGAAGATCGGCGACACGATGACGCTGCAGAGCTTCACCGAGGTGATAGACGCCAAACTGCGCTACCCGAACACCGCGCTGCTCTACATCGAATTTGACTCAAGCCAGTTCAACGGCTCTATTCCTCAAATTTCATGCGAACCGAGCGGCCGCGTTATCCGCGTTCCAGATACCTACGACCCTGAAACTCGCACTTATAGCGGTACATGGACCGGTGCGTTTAAGTGGGCATGGACGGATAACCCTGCGTGGATTTTTTACGACCTGGTTGTTTCTGACCGGTTCGGCCTCGGGCACCGTTTGACCGCTGCGAATATTGATAAATGGACGCTTTATCAGGTTGCTCAGTATTGTGATCAGATGGTACCAGACGGCAAAGGGGGCAACGGTACCGAACCACGTTATACCTGCAACGTGTACATTCAGGACCGGAACGACGCCTACACAGTCCTGCGTGATTTTGCCGCTATCTTCCGTGGCATGACCTACTGGGGCGGGGATCAGATTGTGGCCCTGGCTGACATGCCGCGCGATGTTGATTACAGCTACACGCGCGCTAACGTTGTTGGCGGACGCTTCACCTATTCGAGCAGCACCACGAAAAGCCGCTACACCACAGCGCTGGTTTCATGGTCAGACCCGGGTAACGCTTATGCCGACGCGATGGAGCCGGTTTTTGAGCAGGCGCTGGTGGCGCGATACGGCTTCAATCAGCTGGAAATGACAGCCATCGGCTGCACCAGGCAGTCAGAAGCGAACCGAAAGGGGCGCTGGGGTATTCTCACCAACAACAAGGATCGCGTTGTTTCGTTTGATGTCGGGCTGGACGGCAACATTCCGCAGCCGGGCTACATCATCGCCGTGGCAGACGAGCTGCTGTCCGGAAAGGTTATGGGCGGCCGCATCAGCGCCGTTAACGGTCGCGTTATCAAACTTGACCGCGTGGCAGATGCAGTAGCGGGTGATCGCCTTATTCTCAACTTACCATCCGGAGTGTCGCAGAGCAGGACTATTCAGGCCGTAAACGGGGAATCAGTCACAGTCACCACGGCATACAGTGAGACGCCACAGGCCGAAGCTGTTTGGGTGGTTGAATCTGACGAGCTCTATGCGCAGCAGTATCGTGTTATCAGCGTTTCCGAAAAAGATGATGGCACCTTCTCGATTACCGCAGCATGGCACGATCCGGATAAATATGCCCGTATCGATACTGGCGCAATTATCGACCAGCGGCCAATAAGTGTAATACCTCCTGGTAACCAGTCCCCGCCAGCTAACATCGTGATCAGCTCGTTTTCTGTTGTTCAGCAGAATATCAGCGTCGAGACCATGCGCGTCAGCTGGGACAAGGCGCAGAACGCTATCGCCTATGAGGGGCAGTGGCGCCGTAACGACGGAAACTGGGTGAACATGCCTCGCAGCTCCACCACGTCATTTGACGTCCCGGGGATTTATGCCGGGCGCTACCTGGTGCGCGTGCGCGCAATTAATGCCGCTGAAATTTCCTCAGGATGGGGATATTCAGAAGAGAAGACACTGACCGGCAAAGTAGGTAATCCGCCTAAGCCAGTAGGATTCACGGCCACGAGCATTAACTGGGGGATTCGTCTTAACTGGGGCTTCCCGGCAAACACCGGCGATACGCTAAAAACGGAAATTCAGTACACCTCCAACAGTGACTTTTCAGATCCACTCTTGCTCTCAGACGTGCCTTATCCATCTGCGGAATACACCCAGCTCGGCCTTAAAGCAGGGCAGGAATTCTGGTACCGCGCTCAGCTGGTCGACAGAACGGGTAACGAGTCCGGGTATACCGACTGGATCAGGGGGATGTCTAACGATAACGCCGATGATTATCTGGGCGATATCGCAGACGATTTCCTAACCTCTGCAGACGGAGAACGCCTGACTGGTGACATCGATACCAACATTGAGGGAATACTGCAGAACGCCCTGGCGAACCACGGAACAGTTGAGCACCAGTGGGCACAATACGGAGAAGTGCGTGCCGATATTCTGGTGGTTAAAACGACGATTGCTGAAGTTGATAATGCAATGGCCGAACTTTCGACGCAGGTGCAGGCGCAGATTGAGGATGTTACCGCTTCCCTGGAAGACAAGCTTACAGCTGTCGTCGATGCCTCCGGTGCTTCGGCAATCTACACCCTCAAAACGGGCGTGAGAATAAACGGGGTGATGTACAACGCCGGGATGTCTATTGCAGTGCTTGCAGAGGCAGGGAAGCCGGTAGTCACCCGGGTTGGTTTCAACGCTAACCAGTTCGTGCTGATGAGTGGCAGTGGCGATACCCAGTATTCGCCGTTCGCTGTGGTTAATGGACAGGTCTTTATCAGCTCAGCGTTTATTCAGGATGGCACGATCACCAATGCCAAAATCGGTAACTTTATCCAGTCCAACAATTATGTTGCAGGGTCTGTCGGATGGAGGCTGGATAAATCAGGAACATTTGAGAACTACGGTTCGACAGCTGGAGAGGGAGCCATGAAACAGACAAACCAGACAATCAGTGTGCGTGACGCCAACAATGTGTTGAGGGTGCAGATCGGGAGAATCACGGGAACATGGTAAACATTGGGCCTCAGGTGGGGCCCTTTTTTAGGATGAACAGCGATGGCTCAGTACGGTGTTGAAACCTGGGACGCCTCAGGCAGGGTGAACAACTATGGAATTAAGCCTGTCAGTGTAAGCGGCTACCTACAGTTGGCCCAGAATGAAAAAACAGGCTCTTACTCCGTAGTGCTTCCACCGGGGTGTAAGCTTACTTATTTTCAGATTATGAACGGCGATCAGTGGGGAACAAGCCGGAGGAAGATCACTATTTCAGGTGGGACCGCAACGGTATCGGCAGTAGGCGATACCGACTATTCTGCAGGGACTGAGCCTGCGGCCGCGGCGTATATCATTTTCCAGATAGAGAGAGCATAAATGGCGCAGTATGGCGTTTTACTGACGACGACGGCCGGAGAAGTATGGGTCACCGCTAACAGTTCGCCTATTTCGTTGCAGGCACGGAAGACAGCAGAACTACAGGGGACATCGGGTTTCAATACCAAAGTGACGCACACATTTCCCTCAGGTCAGCCCGTTGTCGCCTTTGTTCATTGCACGGTTGAGGTGGAAATCACCCAGACGATAAGCGGGAACACCATCACTATTGATTTCCTCAGACCAAATGCAACCGGCACAGCGTATGTTTATTTTTTCTCTATTTTCCCACAGACAAAGCCAGACTACGGGCTGGCCGTCTGGGATGCGTCAGGGACGCTTATTTTGACAAACGAAACGCGCACACTCAGTGATGTGGTAACCCTCGGTACTGCCGGAGTAGATGCAAGTTCAGGCTATAACATCAATACCACGCTGGCGGGGAAATGGGCCTGTATGCCTGCCATGCTGGGTTTGATTACTGGAGTGATATCGGCTGGCGGCCAGCCGCAGCCCTACTCGGCGATATACAAGAGCATGGCGAAACTTGAGGGAGGCAACACGCGTATATTCGCCAGACCACAAACAACGCCCAGCGGAAGCCTTCAGAACGTCGCGTATTCGAATCTGAGAAACGTGATTATGGCCATCAACTGCGTCAACTACGATTGATCGTTTTCGGCGATCAATTATGTGTTATTGATCTACAAAATCAATTATATCCCTTTGATTCATCTTGTTATTGTTTAGCTTCGTTAATACCCTGGGATATAACCACTATGAAATACATGATTCTTTGCCTGGCGGTGGCTGTATTGCTCTCCGGTTGCGCTGGCGTTCTTCAGAAGCAGCAACCCATATGTACCGGAACGGCCCTGATCGGCGGACAGGAAAACATCGTCCAGATTTACGGTGTGCGTAAGCAAAGTAACCAGACCCAGTACCGCGCCGGTTACCCATTTAACTGGTCATGGGTCAGCGCAAACACGTTCAGTAGTACCACCTGCCATTAACTCAAACATTTTTTAATAAACCTCGCCCCGGCGGGGTTTTTTATTGCCCGAAAGGAGCGCATATGTCTGTAGGAACTATCACCCTGACAAACGGGTCCGCTGTTGTTGGCGGTTCCGGAACCTCATTCGCAACCGAACTCGCCGCAGGTGACTTTATTGTCTCCACTGTGGGTGGCGTTGATTATACGCTGCCCGTTAAATCGGTTGAGAGTAATGCGCAACTTACGCTGGTCAGCAACTTTACCGGGCCAACGCAATCCGGCGCAGCATGGTCAGCCGTTCCCCGCGTGGCGCTGAACATGGTCACTGCCGCACTGGTGGCGCAAAGTGCTGAAGCGCTGCGTGGACTGAATTACGACAAACAGAACTGGCAAAGCATTTTTTCTGGAACCGGCAATGTAACAGTAACTCTGCCGGATGGAACGACATGGACTGGCCCCGCCTGGAATAGCATTACCGCATCGCTAAATAGTATTACCGAATCGCTCTCTGATAAGGCAGAAAAAGGTGCAAACAGCGACATCACCTCTCTAAGCGGACTCACTACAGCGCTATCTGTAGGACAGGGCGGCACAGGTTCGACAACCGAATTAGGCGCTCGCAAAAACCTCGGTTTGGGAGATCTGGCAACTGAAAACAGTAGCGGTATCAGAAAGCAACTTTTAAAAGTTGACCCGCAACTAGGAAGCACGGTTGAACTTAATGTGTTTAATCCTGGCGCTGGTGTGAAGAATGGCTCCGGACTGATGTTCAGGCGTCCCGCATCAGATGGTTATGTCATCATGCAGTACAACATCTCAGGCGATTATGAGGTCAGTAACGTAATCATGGGTATCGATACTGCGTCACGTAACGTTTCATGGGATTTCCAGTTATCAGGTAATGCCGTTGCGAATGCCGGTTCATGGCTGAGCAATTCCGATAAAGACATCAAGACTAATATAAAGGTCATAGAAAACCCGCTTGAGAAAATGCGCATGATGCACGGATATACCTGGGACCGCCTTGATGATGCGCCGGCGGGTCAGGGATTTATTGCGCAGGAACTTATGGAAGTCATACCCACTGCAGTATTTGAGGGCGGACGTACTGAGCTTAAAGACGGAACGGTAGTTGAGAAAACCTTATCGGTCGATGTTACCGGCGCTTCAGCAGCGCTTCACCATGAAGCTATTCTGGCTTTAATGGATCAAATTGAAGATTTAAAGAAACAGGTAGAGGCATTACAGCCAGGAAGTTGATGAAACCGCCGCTCATCGTAAGCAATGATGGGCGGCGACAGATTGGCCGAACAATCTCTACAGGCCAACCTGGCGAACAGTCGGGAACTCTGAAACCAGCCACATATCGGACTCTTCAAACATTTCCTCCAGCATGCGGTTCAGCTTTTCCCGATCGCTTTTGCTTGCATCGCTATTCAGGCCGTTTGCCTGCATCGGCTTCACCTTCACTTCGGCATCAGGGAATATCTGGTGCACCCGCTTCGTCAGCTCGGCCAGTATGATCTCTCTGGCCCCTTCGAGCCCCTCTACATTTCGCTTGTCATAAACCAGCTCAACGAACATCACTCTCCATCCTTACTAACTTGATCTGTTGATATAAAAATACTACTGTATATGCGTACAGTCAATGAACAAGTGAGGGTGCTGCTATGCCTCGCCAATATGATATTCACGCAGCTTTTTTAGCCTCTATAGAACAGAATCCAAAGGGCTACCTTTGCCTAAAAACAAACAAATTCATCAATAATTTGCGCGAGAAGAACTGGCATTTCAGCCAGGCAGACGCTAACGCATGGATTGAGAGATACCAGCCTGATTTTGCTGATAAGACGACGGATGGCAGTGATAACCGTTACTGGATCTTGCGTAATATGGGGAGGGTATTCTGATGGGCTTTCCTTCACCAGCAATGGATTACCAGGAACAACGGTTAACCATCGATCTGTTATGCGGAATTGATGGAAACTGCAGGGTAATAGAAACGTCATGCGGTTGGGCTGTCATTAACGTTGCAATGAGGCCAGAGCAGGGAGATACGCTACTGGTAAGAATGGATAACAGGAACGAGTTTGCAAAGCTCTACGGGTCTGCATTGATAACTGAAGATGGTGAAGCGATAGAAGGCGATGCGCTGGATGACGTAACTGTATATGGCGTACTGACTCACACCCTTAACATTATAGGGGAGGACAAGTTACCCACTATATAACCGGATAACCACTAAACTTCCTTCCCCAAAATAAAAACTAAAGCAATGAAAATTATGGAGAATTTTAAACGTGAAAACTATAGTTAATCAGCCAGTAAAACAAAGCTAACTGGCTGATTAACAAGGGTTAGTTTGAGATTGTTGAGCTTTGCTTGTGGAACAGCTCCCTGAACACCGGATAAATGTCATCCTGGTCACGGATATGCTGCATGGCAAAATTATCGAACATCGACTGCAGATGCTCATACTCCCGCCACAGGGTCTGGTGCGCACGACGGGTGATTTCGATATAGCTGTAGTAACGCACGACCGGCAGAATTTTCTTCGCCAGAATCTCGTGACACAGCGGCGAGTCGTCGGCCCAGTTATCGCCATCCGACGCCTGCGCGGCATAAATGTTCCACTGTGCCGGGTCGTAGCGCTCTTTGACCACTTCATCCATCAGCTTCAGCGCGCTCGAGACGATGGTGCCCCCGGTTTCCTGCGAGTAGAAGAACTCATGTTCATCCACTTCTTTTGCCTGGGTATGGTGACGGATATAGACCACCTCGACGTTCTTATAGGTTCTGCTCAGGAACAGATAGAGCAGAATATAGAAGCGCTTTGCCATATCCTTGGTGGCCTGGTCCATCGAGCCGGACACGTCCATCAGACAGAACATCACCGCCTGGCTGGAGGGCTCAGGGCGTTTTTCGTAGTTCTTGTAGCGCAGGTCAAAGGTGTCGATAAACGGGACCCGTTCGATCTTCGCCCTCAGCTCTGCAATCTCTTTACGCAGGCGCTCCTCTTCCAGCAGTTGCGCCGGTTCCGTATTTTCCACCACCTTCAGGCTGCTCTCCAGCTCGCGCAGTTCGCGACGTTTGCCTGCCGTCATGGCCGTGCGTCGCGCCAGCGAGTTCTGCAGCGAACGCACGACGCTGATGTTGGCGGGCACGCCGTTGGCGGTATAGCCCGCGCGGTGGGTTTTATATTCATTAAGCTGACGATGCTGATTCTTTTTCAGATTCGGCAGCGCCAGGTCTTCGAACAGCAGGTCGAGATATTCATCTTTTGAGATCTGGAAGACAAATTCGTCCTGACCTTCACCGTCCTGGCTGGCCTGTCCCTGACCGCTTCCTGAACCACCGCCGCCGCCCTGAGGGCGCTCAATTCTGTCGTTCTGAACGAAGTGGTCATTACCTGGGTGTACGCGATGGCGCAGGCCGCCTCGCCCCTGATGAAACATCGGTTCGCTGATGTCATCGGTGGGGATGGAGACAGACTCGCCGCTGTCGACGTCGGTCACCGAGCGTTTGTTGATGGCCTCGGAGATAGACTGTTTAATTTGCGCTTTATAACGACGCAAGAAGCGCTGGCGGTTCACCGTGCTCTTGTTTTTGCCGTTAAGACGCCGGTCAATAAACCAGGTCAT